TAATATCACGGAATATCTTAAAGAATGTGTTGAAGCCGCTAAAGACCTATGTGGAGAAGATGATGATATCAACTATGCTCCGGCTAAAAAGGCTTTTGATGAAATGAACGAATTAAAGGAAATCCTAAAGGTAATAGCATGAACAAAATGACAACCATCATCAAGAAAGCCACCTCAATGCACTCCACTCAGGAACTAAGCCGATTAACGGGGATACCGTATCAGACATTGAGATACCGCTTTAAGCATCCTCAAACGTGGAAAGCCTACGAACTAGGGCAAGTATTGAACTATGGAGAGTTTGAAGATTCTGACTATATCGGAATCATGGGAGAGATAAGAGATTGGAAAAAATACTCACAGTCATTTTAATAACACTTCTGATATCAACGCCGTGCTATGCGTATACGTGTCACGAATTAGCGATGTCATACATCCTAAACGATCAAGATAAACCCAAAGAAGCCGGAGATAAGTTTTACACGGATGAAAACGAGCCTAACCCGATGTTGTGCGAGACTACTGCTTATTTTGAGGGTACACACGGAAGTCACGGGGATAAGATGCGAGAGGGATACGCCGCCGCCAGTCCTGAAATGTACGGGGATGTTGTCATGGTTTATGAAGCTATCCCCAAGGATGATGGTAGTTATGAGGTCGGGAGCTTTATAACTCAGGTAGAAATCCGTGATTGTGGTTATGGCTATCCCACAGGGCAAGGCAAAAGCGAAGTCAGGACAGATAAAAAGAGCAAAGGCACGATAGAAAGCGGCATACACCTAGACGTTTATAAAGACAATTATCAGCGGTGTAAAGAGTGGATGCACAGGACTAAAGGAAAAATCTTTGCGGTAATCGTAGAGGGCAAAGGATAAAGAAAGGAGGTAAACGAAATGATGATGTATACGGTAGAGGTTAGTGATAACACAAACCAGATCAAATTCAGATTTAACAATTTTGGTGATATGACTGAATTTTTACAAACAGTCACAGAAACCGCAGATGGATTTGAAGAAGGGGAAACCCAAATAACGGTTAAAAGAGAAGAAACCGAAAACGAATGAACCCCGTACACCGCCAAAGTATCCGAGGTTCAAGAGGGTAGAAATCAGATGATTTCTTTGCCCATCTTATCAAAAGAAAGGGGAATACGCAAGTGTATTACGAACATGACGAAGAAGCAGAATACGAAGAAGAACAGAGAAGGAAAGAAGAATACGAAAGATGGGTAGAGCATCAGGACTCATTAGCTGACGAGGATTATGAAAGGAATAAAGATTATGAAAGATGAATTTATAAAGGAATTAAGAGACACAGGCAGACAGGGCATTGACAATCTTATTTTGGCAATGGAAAAAGGTGGATTCTTCACCGCTCCATGTTCCGGGAAATACCACTTAGCAGAAGAAGGGGGATTAGTAAAGCATAGCCTTAACGTTCTGGATTGTGCCAGAAAACTTAACGCCGCTTTTGGCTTCCCGGTAGATAATGCAACGCTGACTATTGTTTCCCTTTTGCACGACTTAGGAAAGATGGGAGATCATGGCAAGCCTAACTATGTGGAAAAGATACTTAAGGGCGGCGAAAGATCAGCGGCAGAGCCTTTTACCACAAACAAAGACCTTGCATATATAGACCATGAAATTAGGTCGGTGATGATAGCTGAAAGATACATAGAGCTTAAAGAGGAAGAAGAACAGGCAATACTTTTTCACAACGGACTCTATTCAATCTTTAAGTATGAGATACAGGGCAAAGAGACCGAGTTATATATGATCTTGCATTTTTCTGACATGTGGGCTTCAAGGGTTATCGAAAAGGGGGATGAATAAATGAGCGTATATGAAAAATTAGTAAATGTACAAAGCGAACTCAAAGCTCCTAAAAGCAAGTTTAACAGCTTTGGAAAGTATAACTACAGAAGTCTTGAAGATATTTTGGAAGGTGTAAAGCCACTTTTAGCAAAATATAAAGCCACTTTAATTATAGCAGATGGCGTGGAACAGGTAGGGGATAGGTATTACATACAGGCTAAAGCAACCTTCATTGATACCGAAAACGGAGAGAGTATCAGCAACACCGCTCTTGCAAGAGAAAGCACAGATAAGAAGGGCATGGACGATTCACAGATAACGGGAACTGCATCATCTTATGCCCGTAAGTATGCCTTAAACGGTCTTTTCCTTATAGATGATACAAAGGATGCCGACACGGACGAGAACCACATTGAGAGGGAATCAAAAGCGGCGAAGGTGCAGGAAATGAAGATAACCCAAGCGAAGATAAATGTACTCACACAGGACATTGAAAGCGGCGTGATTAAACGGGAAGATCTCTTAAAGTATTTCAAAGTAGAGAAGTTAGAGGACATAACCGAAGGACAGTTCCGCAATTACGTAGAACAGAAGTCTAAAAAGGAAAAGAAATGACAGGCAAAGCAACCGAGATCATTAAGTATTTAGCAGATCAAAACCAAGAGAAAGAATGGGAACTTAAAGAGCATAAAGAAAAGCGTTCCCTTGATGCTAACGGGCTGTTATGGGCTTGCTTGCAGGAGATAGCGGTAGCTTTAAGGTCTGATAAATGGTCAATTTATCTGCAAATGCTAAAGAGATACGGGAAGTTTAGTTATGTCATTGTCCGGGAAAACGCAGTAGAAGCCATGAAGAAACAATGGCGTGAACTAGAAGAAGTCGGAGAGATCGACATTCACGGCGAAAAGGCGGTTCAGCTCCTATGTTATTACGGTTCATCCACTTATAACAAGAAGGAATTTTCGGTGTTATTGGATGGGGTTATATCGGAAATGCGTGAAATGGGGCTGACACCGCCACCAGACCGCCAGACAAAGGAGTTATTAAGCCAATGGAAAGCATCATAAGTAAGCAAGATAAATGTTTTCTATGTGGGAGTACCCAGAACCTACAGTTACATCATTGTTGGCATGGGTCAAATAGAAAACTAGCGGATAAGGACGGGCTAACGGTTAAGTTATGTATGGAATGTCACATGAAATTACACGACAAGGGCATTGGTGACAGATACCTCATGGAAATAGCCGAGAAAGCCTATTTAAGCCACTATAAGAAGTCTATCGGGGATTTTATAGAGAGGTACGGGAAAAACGTAATATGAACGATTTTAAGGCACAAGGAAAGCGGTCAAGGAATAAGGGGAAAAGGCGTGAGCTTGAATTGGTTCACATCCTCAATGACAACGGTTTTAACGTTAGACGGGGTTATGTATTTAACCATGAACCCGACATTGTAGGAATGGATGGTTTTCATGTGGAAGTGAAAGGCTGTGAAGCCTTAAATGTGCGGAAAGCCTTGCGTCAATCCATAGATGATGCAGAAAAGAGAAAAGATGGTAAGCCAATACTCGCATGGAAGAAATCTAACGAACCGTGGACGGTAACAATGCTACTTGATGATTTCCTAGAGTTAATCAGAAAGGGGAAAGAATGAACATTCTGGATTATATACCAAAGGGGCATGACAAAGCAGTTTCAAGGGAGTATCTAAGGTCGGTAATGCATATCCCGGATAGAGATATTCGGAGATTGATTTCCGAATGTGACGAGCAAATCTTCTGGTATAACGGGTATTTTCGCCACAAGAATAAAAAGGATATTCCCTATGAGGAAGATTATCTAAGACAGGAACAGGCAAGATCAAGGGCATTGGTAAAAAAGGTTAGAGCGATAAAGGCGGCAATATATGGATAAAAGATACTTCTCCTTTTTTGAAAGCTATTACAAATCATTCAAAGGATTAAACCCTAAAGTTGTCGGTGAAATTGTTCTGGCAATGGGAGCATTTTATTTTGATGATGAAGAAATTGAATTAAAAAATGTTTCAAAAAATATTTTTGAGTTAATCAAGCCTGTTTTAGAAAGTTCCAAGAAAAAATCAGAGAATGGGGCAAAAGGTGGCGCACCTACGGGAAATTCCAACGCATCAAAAACAAGCAAAAAACAACCAAAAAACAAGCAAACGACAAGCAAAAAACAAGCAAAAACAAGCGATAAGGATAAGGAGAAGGATAAGGAAAAGGATATGGATAAGGAAATGGAGAAAGGAGATATAGAAAAAAAGACTCCTTCGGAGTCTAAAAAAAGAACCCTAACCGAGATTGTCCATGAGAGAAACCTTGACCCACAGCTTGAAGCGAAAATACTTGAATGGCTCAAATATAAAACCGAACGACATGAGGGCTACAAAGAAACGGGCTTAAATAATCTGATTTCAGAAATCCTAAACAATGTGGATAAATACGGGCTTAATCCTGTTATTGATTGCATATCAAAAAGCATGGGGCGTAATTATGCCGGGATTATCTTTAACCTTATCGAAAAAAGTAATGGGAATAACAGGACATCAGACACAACATTCAGTCCGATTAGTTATTTACTCGGACAGATAGAAAGCGAGGGAAGCGCATGAACAAACAAGAAGCGCAAAAAACAGTTGTGGCAATCATGGCGGCATATCCTAACCACTATAAACACTTTACAACATTTGAGATTGAAACCCTTGTGGGTGTGTGGGAATCCTGCTGTGAGGATTACACGTATGAGCAAGTATCAGCAGGGCTAAAGATATTTTTAACGAGTGATACAAAAGGCTTTCCACCATCCCCCGGACAGGTAATTGATTGTATCTTGAAGATCACTAAGCCAGAAGCCTTGAAAATGTCAGAAGGTGAAGCGTGGAGCATTGTCCGTAAGGCAGTAGAAAAAGGCTCTTATTACGCAGAGGAAGAATTTGAAAAATTCCCCGAACCCATAAAAAGGGCGGTGGGTAGCCCTTCAAATATTCGCAGTATGGCAATGGATGATGAATTTAACGAGGGAGTTGCGAAAAGTCTTTTTGAAAGAACCTACAGGGAAATGCTGAACCGTGAAAGGGAAGATGCAAAAATCCCACAAAATGTAAAACAGCTTATAGCCACTACAGTAATGCAGTTAGAGCAGAAAGGACAGAAAGAATGAATACAGTAGTTTTAATCGGAAGAACCACTAAGGATGCAGATATAAGGCAATCACAGGGAGAAAACCCTATAACAGTAGCAAGATACACATTAGCGGTTGACCGTAAGGGTAAGGATGCAGGCGCAGACTTTATAAACATGGTTAGCTTTGGAAAGACCGCAGAGTTTATAGAAAAATACGTCCATAAGGGAACAAAGATAGCGGCAAAGGGGCGCATCCAGACAGGTTCTTACGAAAAAGACGGTAAGAAGATATACACAACTGATGTAGTAGCAGAAGAAGTAGAGTTTGCAGAATCTAAGAAAGCACAGGAAACCGCAGAAAATCCCGACAATGATGATTTCTTTAAGGTTGTGGATGATGCGGAACTTCCGTTTGCATGAGGTAGACAAATGAAATGTGATAGAAAAAAGCCCGAATCCTGCTTTAATTGCACATTGCCAGAGTGCATAGATGATGGGAACGGTTCACCACAAAAGGAAGAATCAAGGATGTTAGCTGAATTTTTACCAGATCATAGAAAACATAGAAAGGATAAAAGGTGGGATGAAGGATTGCTTTAATTGCACTAAACCAGAATGTGATAACTGTATAGAACGAGAAAGCAACAGGAAATATTGCAAAAATTACTATGAGCGACATAAGGAAGTGATGAAAGAAAGAACACGCCGTAACCGCTACAAAAAGAGAATTGAGCAATATGGCTATGAAATGGCTTTATATATCTAAGGAGTGAGAAACGTGAGCGAATTTAATAAATGGCTAGATGCAGAAATAAAGGAACTAGCCAGATATAAGGATAACAACATGATTTGGGGAAAGCATACAGAAGCGGTCAGAATCCGTGAAATATACCGTCAATGCAACGAGGCACAGAGTACACTTGATAAGCAGAAGATAACGGCGGTAGCGGATAGGATCTGCTTGAAATTCTGTAGATTTCCCGAAGTATATGACGATAAAGAACGGATGGCTAAAGAGCATTGTAAAGAATGTCCTTTAAGCGAGCTTATAAAGTAAATAACGGCGGTGCAGAGGTTATTCCCCTGTTAAATGTTCCAGAAACCAAAAAACTTAATAACAAGCCCGACTCTCCAAGGGCAATCACATCTAAAGGAAACAGCCGCCAATGAAAGGAGAACCATGACAGACTATGAAAAAGTAAAAGACTTCCTAGAGTGGGTAGACAGAGAAATCCCCAAGGAAAAGGATAAAGAGCTTAAACAGGCTATGCTAACAGTTAAAAAGAAGATTGAGAATAAGCTGAAAGAGAAAGAGGATAAGACAGAATGAAATACGAAGAAGCCTTAAAAAACAATATAGAGAAGTTTGATAATGATGGAATTATGATGCGCTCTTTAGTGTTGCCGTACTTCCTGCAAAGTATCTCATTGCTACTTTGTATGTTATCTGAAAACTTATGCAGATTAGACTTTCCTACGGCTTCGGTATCGGGTGAAGAATGTGGCGGTGGAAAAGGAGAAAAAGTCCCGTCCGTAAGCCAAATATTAAAAGTGTTAAGTCATTCGGACTTTTTAAGGTCAACAAATTTAACACAATCGTTAATTCAATTTTTAGATTGGCTGTTAGAGCAGGAGCTTCCCGAAGATATAGACGATTTTGAGGAAGGAATGTGGTATGACAGTAAAAATATCATTGATAAGTGGAATGAGTTTGTCACGAGGGAGGATAAGACGGAATGAATAAATGTGAATCATGTAAATTCTGCAAGGAATATAAAATCCATAAGCGCATACTAAATTTTATTCCTGTGAAGATAGAGGATAAGACGTTTTTAGAAAAAGCGCATATATACGTTACTCATTCATGGAAAGACTTTGAAGATATAAACATCTGTGATCATTACGGGTGTGAAATGGATGAAGAAAGAGAAGAATGTGAGTTTTGGGAGGATAATGGCAAAGAAAAATGGATTCCTATAGCAGATGCGATTCCCAAAGAAATGGAAAGACTCAGAGAAGAAGCATATGGGGAGAAAAAAGACCCGTGGGAGGATAAGACGGAATGATATTTTGCGATAGAAAAGATTGTAAGTTTAACGATGATGGCGGTTGTGAGAATCCCGATAGTATAACTCTAAACGATGAGGGAACTTGCACAGATTATGTGTATCATGATTTTTGGGATGATTTGGATGATATAGAACGTTCGGAATACATGAGGACGATTGAGCCTTACAGAGAGGACGGTGATACTGAATGACGGAGCAGGAAAGGCGAGAACATTTTGCATTTCTGAACGGGGTTGCCGCTGATATGAAAGAATCCCGAAAAGAAATCATTGATCTGTTAGAGGGGATAAAGGCAGATATAGAAAATATATCCGAAACAGAATCTATAACAGATGGCATTACTACTTATGGTGTTCAACATAGAACCGGAGCATCTGTTAAGAATGAAATACTTAAACTCATAGACCACCATATAAAGGAGTACATGGAATGACCAGAGAAGAACAAACCATATCAAATCTAAAGAAATTAAAGTCCTTCCACAATGGCAGTTATGGAGCAGATATTGACAGGGCAATTAAAGCACTAGAGCAAGAGCCTGTTATTGACAAGATAAGAGCAGAGATAGAACAGGGATATTGTGAGGTGGAAGATGATTATGATAGGGGTCGAAATATGGGTCTGTATATAGCCATGCAGATTATCGACAAATACAAGGCAGAAAGTGAGGATAACTGAATGAAAAGCACAGAAAAAGAAAGGCTAATCAAGTCAGATATTTTAAGCATTGAAAGCCAAGTACGCCATGCGTTTAATCAAGGCTATGACCTCGGATATAAAGATGGCTTGAATATTGCTAAAACGAAACGGGAAACTGTGACAGAGTTCGCTGATAGATGCAAAGAGTGTGGAGCGAGGTACGGTAGGCTATTGAAGAGGATCGAAGAAGGAGGTTAAAGAATGTGAGTAGACGGAATTACTTAAGTGGTAAATACAAACTGAATGCTGCAGAGCTTTTACAAGTCCTCGGACATATTCGGATGTATAAGCAGTGGCTTGATGAATATAACGACCTTGCGGACATGAACCGGGCCATCAGATATGATCTGGATAAAGTTCAGAGTTCAGGGGATGGTGATCCTGTTTTTGATCATGCTGCAAGGATGGCGCTCCTCTCCTCTCGGATCGGACTTATAGAGCAATCAGCCATTGAAGCGGACTGTGAAATATACCAGTGGATCCTGAGGTCCATCAAAGAGGATAAATCATTCTCTGAGCTTCAGAAGGATGAGGAGCTAAGAGGAACACGACTACCATTCAGCCATAATAAGTTCTATGGAGCCAGACGGAAGTTTTATTATCTCGTCAGCCAGAAAATAAAGTGAGGTAAAAATGGGGCATTTATTTATGGTATAGTAGTAATGTAAAATCGTGCAGATAGATATAAGACTCCTGAAAAGACCGCCCCGGGTGTAAGCCTGAGGGCGGTCAACTATTACTATGGCGGATATGAAAAATAAAATAAATCCTCGATATTCGAACGGGGCCCTCCGCCGGAAGAACCGGGCAAGATTTAAGGCTATGGGCTTACCTTGTCATATATGCGGCAGACCCATCAGATATGATGAGCCGAGCGATTATAAACATCCTCTCTCATTTGTAATAGATGAGATCAAGCCGATTTCGAGATGGCGTGAGTTTGGATATGATTCTCCACGCGCCGCCGCAGAAGATTGGAATAATTTAGCTCCGGCGCATTACGCCTGCAATGCCGCCAAAGGCAACAAGATCACTCTTGCCTCGGGGGTAATAAAACCGAAAATTAATATTTTAGATGGAAGCTGGTAGTTGGACGATAGATTCGTCACAATAATCCAAAAAGGGCGGGGGAAGCTCCCTCTGGCACTCACAGGCACT